GTCTCCTTGATCGCGCGCAGCTCGCCGAGGATGGCCTTGTTGGTCATCCACGCCGCGCCGGCGCGCAGGCCCGCCTTGAGCTTGTAGATCGTCGAGATGAGCACGTCCGCCTTGTTCGAGGCGGCGAAGTCACCCGACACGCCGGTCGCGATGTGCTCGAGGGTGGCATCCGCACGCGACGCGTCCGCGGTGGCCGCGGTCGTGTAGTTGAGGAAGCCCTTGGGCTTGTTCGTCCCGTCGCCCGAGATGAAGGCCGCACCCTCGGCGCGCGCGAACTCCGTCGCGACCGACTCGGCGATCCACCCCTCGACGTTGAAGAACACGTCGTCGAGCGACCACTGCGTCGCGCGCGGGTTGGCGTAGACCTCGCCCATGAACGCGGCGCGCTCGGCGAGCTGCGGCGTGTTCGTCTCCGGACGCGCCGCGGTCTCGCCGACCCACCCGCTCGAGGTGCCGCGGACGTCGATCAGCCGCTTGTAGTCGTTCGTCGAAACGGTCACGACCGTCGCCACCTGCCGGACCGGCGAGATGTCGACGAGGCGCGCCTGCACGTCGGCGGCGATCTCCTCGGGGAGCGCGAAGCCGCCGTCGGCGTTCACCGCCAGCTGCGTGGCCTTGCGCTCGATCTCGCGGAGGCCGGTCTCGAGGCCCTTCCGCATGAACGCGCCGAAGGCGCGCTTGTGCTCGGCCTTCGACGGATCGACGTCGCCGCCCGAGCCGAGGACGGCGCGGCCGGCCTTCGTCGCAGCGGCCTCGGCCGCGGCCTTCGCGGCGAGCGAAGCCTCGATCGCGGCGTTGGCCTTCTCCAGGATCTCCTTCCGCTCGGCGTCCGAGCGGGCCTTTGCGTCGCGGTCCGCGGCCTGGAAGTCGGCCCAGGACTTGGCGAGACCGTCGACGGCGGTCTTGATTTCGGTCGACATGATGACTGTTCTCCTAAAAGAAATGGATGAATGAAACGAAGTGACGCGGGTCAGCGCGCGAGGATCTCGCTCGCCGCCTTGATCGCCATCAGCAGCTCGTCGGAGGCAGGATCGCCCTGCGTCTCGTCGGAACCGGCGGCAGGCTCGCCCTGCGTCGCCTTGAAACCGTGCAGCGCGATGGCCGTCGCCGCACCTCGGGAAAAGCCGAGCTCGTCGCGCAGCGCGCGCTCGAAGTCTCGAACCGTCTTGATGTTCTCCGCCGACTTCGCCGACGTGATGCGCGCGGCCTCGTTCGCGGGGAACGTAACCGGGGAGACCTCCCAGAGATCGAGCTCGAGGAGGGAGCGGATACCGCTCTGCTCGTCGAAGGACGAGCGGACCGTCGAGAACCCGATCGAGAGGCCGGAGAGCGCGCCCATCCGGATTAGCTCGAGGGCCTCGCGCCCGCGCTGCGTACCGAGCGCGAGCTGCCCCTTAACGACGAGCCCGCGCTTGTCCTCGCGGACCTCGGTCCAGACGCCGATCGGCTCGTCCGGGTTGTGCTGCCAGAGCATCGCCGGCGCGCGGCCCGCCTTGAGCGTCTCGGCGAACGCGCCCGCGACGACGATATCGCCGTAGCTGTCGACGTTCCCGAACACGGAGCCGTAGCCCTCGATGACGCCCTCGGCCGACGCCTTGATCTCTGCGGCGACCCGCAGGTGCTTCTTCTCGGTCATGTCACTCACCTCACGGTTGCCCTTGCGCCGCCGGCGATCCGGCCGGCGCCATGTTTAGCGGCTGCAGATAGACGTCGCCGCCGTTGATCGGGTTCATGTTCTCGAGCGCGCGGATATCGTTCGCCGATAGCCAGCCGTTCAATCGGCCGATCGCATAGGCGTCGTACCGACTTTTGACGTCGCCGCGGAGAAGCCCCTCGACCGCGTGCTCCGGGAAGTAAAACCCGGGAGCGGTAAAGAGCGCGCGCGAGAGGGCTTGCTCCCAGCGGACGAGCCACGGGCGGATGCAGTGCGTCACGAAGTCGATCGCCTGGTGCTCGATGTTCCCGAACGTCGCGCGCTCGAGGTCGCCGATCATGTGCGGCGGGACGCGGAAGATCCCGGCGATCTCCGACCGCTGGAACTTGCGCGTCTCGAGGAACTGCGCGTCATCGAAGGTCATCGCGATCGGCTCGACCTTCGCGCCCTCCTCGAGCACGACCGTCCGGCGCGCGTTACGCGAACCGCCGAAGGTCTCCTGCCACGAGTTGACGAAACGCTGCCGCGCCTCCGGCGAGAGCTTCGTCTGCAGCGTTACCGCGAGGCTCGGCGTCGCGTCGTTCGCGTAGAACCGGCCCGCATACTCCTGCGTGGAGATCGCCACGCCGACCGTCTCGCGCGCGTCATCGAGGACCGAGCGGCCGGAGATCCCGTCGCTCGAGAGGCCGCGGATATGGAGAATGTCCTCCGCCGCAAACTCCGTCGTCGCGCCGCCCGCGTTCCGGACCTCGTAGACGAGGGACATATCCGGCCGCTGCTTTACGGTCACGCGGTCGGGGTGAATCGGGATCAGCTCGGAGACGATCGACGGTCCGACCCAGTTGATGTACGCGTAAGCGTTCCCGCGGAGGCAGAGATGCGCTTGCATCATCTCGCGGAACTCCATCGCGGTCTGCCACGGATTCGGCGTGTCGTGCAGCAACCGGTAGAGCGGGTGCGTGTTCGCGCGCTCCTTGCCGCGGTCCGTCCGCCGGTAGATATGGAGCGGGAGCGACGCGACCGTCTCGGAGATAACGCGGACGCAACCGTAGACGGCGGCGACGCGCATCGCCGACTCGGAGGAGACGACCGCGCCGGAGGCCCCCATCCGAGCGCGAGCGATCTCGCGCGCGATATCGTCGACCGTGACCGCCTTCTGCCGGCTGAACGGGTTCCACCACGCCATTAGAGCACCAGCAGGTTGTTAGCTTCGTACACGCTCGAGTCCTCCACCGAAAGGGTCGCGCGGGCCATCGCCATAAGGAGACAGACCATGCCGTCGATCTTCTCGGCACTGCGCCGCCGATCCGGCGATAGGTTCATGTTTTCGTCTCGCCGCGGGACGAGGTTCGCCGCGTTCCACGTAAGGACCGGATCGCCGCCGTGCCGGAGCTTGCCGGCGAGATAGGCCCGCTCGAGTGCCTTAAACCCGGGGTGAAAAGACTTCGCCCCCTGATGAAACTTGACCATCGGCACGTCCGCGGCCATCAGTCGGTTCGCGATATCGGACGCGTTCCACGAGTCGAAAGCGACTTCGCTCGGGCGGAACCGCTCGACGTCCGCGCGGATATCGCGCTCGACGACGGCGTAGTCGGTAACGTCGCCCTCGGTCTGCGTCATCAGGCCCTGCGCGACCCACGACGCGTAAGGGACCGAGCCGCGCTCGGTCCGTCGCGAGACGGCGGCGGCGGGGACCCAGTAGCGGCCCCACGTATAGAACACGCCTTCGCGCTCCCAGACGAGACGCCACGCGGTCAGGTCGCTCGTCGAGGCGAGGTCGAGAGCGGCCCAGCAGCGGGCTCCGACGAGCTCCTCGAGCTTTACCTCGCCGCCGCACCGCTTCCACTTCCGGAGATCGACCCACGCCTCCGCGGCTGCGGCCGGGCGGTTAAGCCTCTTGATCCGAAACTCCGCAAGCGTCCCCGGCTGCGCCTTCGCCTCCGTCGCGTACTCGCGGAGCTTCGCGAGCGAGACCGAGACGCCGAGGAGCGGATTTGCCTTGATCCACTTCGTCTCGTCGAAGTCGTCGTCTGCGTCGTCGAGCGCGTAGTAGACGGCGAGGAAGTGATCCGCCTCGACTACGCCCTCGAGCACCTGCCACGCGAACCGCCGGACCTCGGACCACGGCCCGGGATTCTCGTAGCCCTCCGTCGTCGTGTAGAGGAACAGCGGTGCCTTGCGCGCGCCGGCGGCGGACCGCAGGACGTCGAACAGGTCGCGCGTCTTGTGCGCGTGTAGCTCGTCGAAGCAGAGCGCGCTCGGGTTCAAGCCGTCCTGCGTCGACGCCTTCGAGTTGATCGGTTTGAACGTCCCGCCGTTCTCGTACCGCGCGATCGCGTTCGCGAACGGCTCGAGCGCGAAAGCCTCCCGGAGCGGCGAGAGCTTCTCGACCATCCGCTTGGCGACGCCCCAGACGATCCGCGCCTGCTGCCCGGTCGTCGCCGCGGAGATAACCTGCGGGCCGACCTCCGGCTCGGTGCAGAAAACGTAGAGCAGGATGCCGGCCGC